AAGTAAAAACACCTAGCACGGGTGATGGTGCGGTTCAATTTTGTGTAGCAGGCGGTTTAGGCGGAAGCGCGGCAGGAACAACTATCGTTTACAATTTTGGTTTAGGTTATAACGGTGGAAACAGTTTTGCTGGCGGTGATTTTGCGGGTGGTGGCGGCGGCGGCAATCAACAAGCAGGCGCGGCAGGCGTAAGTTCAACACAAGGCGGCAACGGCGGCGACGGCTTCAACATAAGCGGTTTTATAGGTGGAAGCGCCGCATATAAAGCAACAGGCGGTGGCGGCGGCGCACAAACAACACCTGGCACAGGTGGCAGTTCTAACGCATCGTCGAACACAGGTTCAACATCGGCGGCAGCACCAAACGCAACAGCGAATAGCGGTTCAGGTGCGGGTGGCGGGCGAGGTAATCCGCTAACTTCAGGTAACGGCGGCAGCGGTATCGCATACATTAGGTACAAGGTCTAATATGGCACACTTTGCAAAAATAGAAAACGACACAGTAATGCAAGTGATTGTTATTGCTAACGATGATTGCGGCGGCGGCGACTTTCCCGAAAGCGAACCAATCGGGCAAGCGTTCATAGCGTCATTAGGTTTAGAAGGTTTATGGTTGCAGACCAGTTATCACGCAAATTTTAGAGGTTGCTACGCAAGCGCTGGTTGGACATTTGACGCGGAATTAAATAAATTTGTTGCACCAATACCTGAACCTGAAGAACCGTAATGCTATGCGGTACGGGCTATTTGCGCTGATACTTATGCTTAGCGCTTGCGAAAGTACACGCGACAACACAATTACAGTTAAATCAAAGGTTAAAAATTCTGCGCTAAATACTTGTTATGTGCCAGACCGTTGCGGGGTAACGCCTTGAAGCGCTACCGATACAGCCCAGACGAATTACACGCGCGTTTAATTGTTACGGTAGGCGTACTGTTAGGTTTAGTTTTTAGCGTCATTGTTGTAGGTATGGTTTACGGCCTACTTTTTGTAAGCCAACCAATAGAACAAAGCCCAAACGACGCAGCATTTATAGATTTAATGTCGACTATTGTAGTTTTTTTAACTGGCACATTATCGGGCTTGGTTGCTTCAAACGGTATTAAAAGTAAACGTAACGAATATTTAGACGAAAATGACTAGTCCCTATACAGCTTTTAAAGCGCCTGTAACTAAAGGCCCGTTGCAGGGTATGGACGAATTTATACGCCAGGTAGTTAAACGGTCTAGCGGTTCGCTTTGGAATAACGGTAGCTGGGTAGTGCGCGATATTCGAACTAAACCAGGCCAGCTATCTAATCACGCGCGCGGCTTGGCAGTTGATTTAAGTTATAGAAAAATGACCGACAAAGGCATAGTTGACGGACGCAAAATAGCTTTACCGTTTATTTACAAACTTTTAGAAAACGCCGACACGCTGCAAATAGAGTTAGTTATCGACTATGCCGAAAACCGTAGCTGGAAATGCGATAGAGGGACTTGGCTAAAGGGTAAATGGTCAGGCGGCGACTGGTTTCATATTGAGATATCGCCAGCTATGGCTAACAATGCAAACCTTGTAAAACAAGCATTTAGCGACGTTTTTAAGGATATGCCTAAAACCGTATAGGAGCTTTGTTAGGCTGGTTTTAACCCTAACGAGAAAGTAGGCAACTAATGACCCTATTAACTAAAGGCGCTATATCGGCGCTTATTGCGTTTATGTCTGCGTTTATGCTGACTAAACCCCCAGCACCTACGCCAGACGATTTACAGCCACGCTACGACACGATTTACGAAGGGTATAGCCAGCCTATTAACGTGCCTTCTACGTCGATTACAGCCCCAGCGCAAACCCTATGCGGGCAAGTTTTTAATATGGCTAAACATATCGGCTGGCCTGTTAACGAACTGTCTACCGTTGTAGCTGTTTCTATACGTGAAAGCCGTTGCCAGACAGACGCATTTAACCCCAAAGACCCTAATGGGGGTAGCGCGGGCGTAATGCAAATAAACTACTTTTGGTGCAAACCTAGCCAATATTGGCCTAACGGCTATTTACAAGCACACGGCCTACTAAAAGACTGCGCCGAATTATTCGACCTAGAAACTAACCTACGTGCAGCATTAGCCATTTACCGTTATAGCGAAGGCTGGCGGGCGTGGTCTTTATAAAACATTTTATTATCGCGTCGCTTCTAACTGCGTACACGGTTGCGCTATGGTACTTTATAACCAAACGAGAAAGGCTACGAGAAAATGCCAAACCCAAACGAACAATTTGACGCAGACCGCGAACAGTTAAAAGCTTTAGCGCACGTCATAAACGAAATAACTAAAGGTAATGTGCCGTTAGTTGACCAGGCGCGGCCTAGCGATATGTATATGTCGAGTACTACCGAATTTGTAACGAACAAAAATATTCGTAATTTGCAAAACTGGTGCAGCGAATACGCCTTCGACGACGGCGATTTAGTACAAGATTTAAAAAGCGTAATAGTCGAATTGCAATATTTAATTGCTGTTATAAAAGATTATCGCGCCAAAATTAAAGAAAGCGAAATACGCGAACGCGAACTACAAGAACGGTTAAACCATCAGGCAACCGAAATACATCGCCTAGAAAATCAGTTGTTTAGAAATGTTTAACTACAACGAATTAGGCCAGCCAGTTATTCAATTAACGCAAGACGATTACATAAACTGCATAGGCATAACCGCGCTAACTTTAAAAGTAAGCGAACAATTAAATTTTAAAAACAGTAAATACGATATGAACCCTGAACAAACTTACGCGGTTAATTTATGCGGCGCGTTAGGCGAACAAGCCGTAGCAAACTATTTCGGTTATGACTACAACTATTTAGGTTACGACCCTAGACGTAACGACGTTTTAGGTTACGAAGTCCGCGCTACTTATTGGCCAAATGGTCGACTATTAACGCACCCAATAGAACAACGCAGCCACAATATAGGCGGCGATAAGCCAGGCCGTTACATACTGGTTACTATTGAACAGCAAACACTTTTAGCAACTATTCGCGGATATTCTACGCTTTGGCGTTGTAACGAACGTAAAAGTAATTGGGACGCTTCATTACGTTGGCCTTGTTACGCTATGCCACAAAACCAGTTATGGCCTATAGATATGTTGCCAGCTACTGACGAACTGATTAAGCACCAAACAGAAAAGGCGGCGTAATGGGCTTCAGCTTAGATAATTACGTCGACGTTGCTACCCGTCTACGACTGGCGTTTGAAAAATACCCAGACTTACGCATACAAGAAACAGCGCGAGAAGTTATCGAAATGCCAGACAAAAGCTGTTTTATCCGCTGTACGGTTACAGTTTGGCGGGACGCCAGCGACCCGATACCAGCGATAGCGACAGCTGCCGAACTTTATCCAGGCCGTACGCCTTACACAAAAAACAGCGAAAACGAAGTAGGTTTTACGTCCGCGTTAGGTCGTGCGCTTGGCTATATGGGTTTCGCTATCAGTAACGCCATTGCTAGCCGTGATGAAGTGCAAGCAGCCCAAAGCCGTCAGCAAACACATTTAGCGCCAGTCAAACCGTTACACGCTATAGAAGTACCTTTCCCCGAAGTACAGCACCAGCCAGCGCCCAGCACTAAACAATTAGGGCTTATGCGGGCTTTAGCTAACGGGCAAGGGTTAAAAGGCGACGATTTAAAAACGTTTTGTAGCGCTACTTTGGGTCGAGAGATACACACAACAGGCGATTTAACTAAACAGGATATTTCGAAAGTTATTGACGCGTTAAAATTAACTGAACTAAAATGAAATTAAAAGAACATTTAATGAAACAGCATTATGCGTTGTCAATGGCGGTCAAAGATTTGCACCGCGTCAAAACGTTCTACCCAGAGTTATATTTAATGGCAGTCAAAGCGTTAAAGGACGTTAAAAAAGAGTTAGCAAAATTAAAGACAACTAAATAATTTTTCACAATAGGCCTAAGCGCGTAGCGGCGCGGTTGGCGTAATACGCGGTAACGCGGGTAGAAGGCGCTGTAGTGATACAGGGCTTTGCTAACGAATAAAGATATGGGTGCTGCGCGAGGCTAAGCAGCGGGCGGGCTTACAGCACTAGGCTTAATCACAACATAAAGACGATATGAAAACAAAACAAACCTACAAACTTCAGCCCGTCTACCTGGTCAGTCAACACAAACTAGGACAAGGCGCGAACGCGCCGCGTCAGCACAAGCAAAGCGCGTGAGAATATGACACAAGGCAAGAAACGCAGAACACATAACCCAGCCCAACAAAACAAACGCAGCCTAAACGCCGAAGCCAGAAGCAAAACAGAATTTAAAACAAACCGACAGCGCCTACTAAAAGACAAACCGTTATGCCATTGGTGCAACAGTCGACAAGCAACAACAGCAGACCACCTAATAGAAGTAGACCGCTGGCCACACGGGACGCCAGGCGTAAACGGCCTAGACAATTTAGTCGCCGCCTGCAAACCCTGCAACAGTTCACGCGGCGCACGATATGGAAACCTAAAACGCAAAAACATTTACGAACCAGCACCAACAATAAACGCAAACCCAAAACCCGTTTATGCAAACAAATGTATAGATATACAAGACAAAAACGCAAACCCGTTTTTTTTACAAAACCTTCCTGCC